TAAGTCAATACGATTTAGCACGATCCAACCGTAGAACTCCGTGGTAGTGCCGTAGCCTATCATTTCCACAATTTCACGGCTAACTTTTAACTCGCTTTTTTGGATTCCATCCTCATAGAAGTATTTGCCACTCGGCGCACTAATAGCGGCTTGACCTTGCGCCATTGTGCTGCCCCATTTGTAGTTTACAATGGTTAGCCGTCTTCCACTTTGGCTTACGTCCCACAGCATAGAATAAGCATTTGCCCAACCGCCGCCATTACTTAGTACGGCTACGTTGTCATTGTAGTTTGTGTTGAAACTATCGCTGACTAAGGTAAATGGGTTTCGTAATGAACCAACAATATTAACATCTTTGAATGTACCTCTTACGCACGTGATACCATCTTTGTTAGCTATCAGCGATATACCATTATTGCCCTTTATTTCGATGTGTTCAACTCCCAAATTTTCCACTAAAGCGTATTGGGCTAATAATATCTTTGTGGCTATCACCTCGAATTTATCCCCCAATCGCCAAAGGCTGTTATTTGTGTCGGTGGCACTGCCTGGGTAGTTGCTTGATGTCTTGGTATGCGAAGTAACACACGAATAGTAATTACCATTGTATAGTACTATATCTTTGAACTCATCGCCGTTGCCCCCTGCTTGAAACTTGTACCCTACGGCGCAATCGTTCCATGCTTGGGGGCCTCGCATAACTGCGCCCTTGTCGCCTTTATCCCCTTTTCGGATAAACTTAACATATCGTGTTATACTTACCATATTGCTTAATCTTGTGAGGTTATTGTTATGGATATGTCGCCGCCACTTTGCAAACACATGTTTCGGGTAACGGTGTAACTGCTGTACGCTGTAGTTCTGTCACTGTTCAGATATACGCCTACGGCATCTTTCACTACAAAGAAAAACTTAGCGTCCTTGATAGCTTGGGTGTTCGTGCCTCGCTTAACTATCCACGGCGTATAGGTTACTCTACCGTTACCGCTTTCGTCTTCGCTTATGGCCTCATCTTCAGGTGTCGGGCGTGCGTCTATCTCGTATGGGTCGGATGCGTCCATTACGCCTTGTATGTCTTTGCCGATTTCCGTATCTGCACGATATACTGTTACACGATATTCACCGTATGTGTCTATATCGTCGCCCGATACTGTTAGCGTTTGCGCCGTACTACTACTACTACCGACGCTTTGCCAACCGCTTGCCCCCATCTTCTCCCAAAGGTAGGTTAGTTCCTTGGTTAAAATCTCGCCGCTTTGTGTGGCTATTGCCTTTAACTGACACGTACCGCCTTTCTCGGTGATAACAAAGCCCTTGTTATCTGGGGATGCAATGGTAACACGGTAGCTTGTACCTGTTGCCTTTTGTATCGGTATGGTGTAAACCGCTTGGATATTGTCGCTTTGCGTGCCGTAGCTGATAGCGGCTACCATCTTAATAGTAGCTGGGGCAAATCCTGATAGCTCTACAATGTTCTTTACAATCTGCAAACCATAGTAGATATTATCGCCGCTTGGTGCAAACTTCTTAAAGTAGCCTGCAAAGATACCTGTTGAAGTATCGCCGCCAAACTCGATTTTCGTACCATTGAAATAATACTGCATACTATCAGGCGTTGCCACGCCCTCGGCTACACGGCTGCTTGTGCAAACAAAATTCAGTTTAGGCGTTGTCTGGGCGAAATTAGGAGTAATCTTAGTTACCTCTTTTTCCGTTCCCTCCCATTCTTGGTACAAATCACCGTCTGGACACATGATTAACGCCGTGTATGTTCCTGCCTTGGCAATAAACTTGATGGTTCGGGTTGTACTCGCTTTGCTCATAGTCTTATGTGTTATTCGTTAGACTTCTCGTTTGCTTCACTCTCTGACGCTTCGGGCTGTAAATCGCTGTTAGCGTCTTCCTCGTTGGCCTGGCCCTCATCGCCATTGTCTTTGCTGTTGGTGCTATCTTCGCTTTCGCCCTGCTCGGTCTCTTCCTCGGTAGGCTCATTAACAATGGCATCGTTTACGTTAGTCTTGTTAGGCTGCTGAAAGCGTGCATCTATTGCCATTGGCAAAGGTCGGCAAACCGTGCCGTCCTGTTCCTCTCTTGCTTCATGTGGCATTAATGCTATACCGCCAATCTGTGCTAAAGTGTTGTTAAGCTGGGTCAGTGGGCCAAACTCTAACATATCGTTCTGCCAAAACAGATAGTTGCCATCGCTCAAAGTGTTTCGGTCGTTCTCCAGTTGCAAGTATCGTGCAACCAATGGATTTGCTTTAATGTATCTTGCCATAGTTCTATAAATTGAAATTGTTACTTAATCAAAATTACGTTTCCGTCGCTGTCCTCGAATACTGCGCCGTCGCTGTCTTCCCACGCACACGTAGGCCCCATGTCCTTAACGTCCAAACCATACACACCGCCTAACGTAGTGCTTAACTTTGATGTTGCCAATATCGGGTTTATGCCGTGTGCTATCTGGGTAAAGCTAAGTTGCCCCGATTGTACGTTGGTCGCTACGCTCCAAAGTGGCAAAAGTTCCTTTTCGGCATTGGCAATAATGCCGTTTGTGTCCCATATCTTTGCTGTTGGCGATATTGCTAACAATCCACTTGGTATATTGGTAGGTGCTTCGCTAATATCGTATTCAAACTTTGGGATTCTACGAATAAACGCAACCATTGCCATAGGTGAGCTATCAGACAAAGTTACACCGCTTGGGTTTCCGTTTGCATCATACTTTGCACGGCATCGTAAATATAGCTCTGTTCCCATTAGGCTACGATTAACGATGCAACTCGCTCCGTCTGACGATACCGTAATTTCGTAGTCCAATGTAGTATCTTCGCCCACGGTGCTAAATGTTCCATCTTCTCGCATTATCTCCCACACAAATAGGCGTTTGCTCGTAGGGCATTCACTTTCGCCCAACCTCAAAGATGCGTGTACCGTCTGCGTGTCGGGGGCACTCAATGGGTTGTAGATGGTTTGCGCCGCTGCGTCCAATACCAGAAGTGGGGTGTATGTCGTAGCGTTCTTGCACTGTATCTGCTTGGTTTGCTCCACGTGATAAACTTGCCCTGTACGTGGGTCGGTATAGTCACAACTAAATATCAGATTCAGTGGTATTTGTGGCTTCACATTCTGGCAAATGGTTAAACGCCCTGCATTGTTGCCGCTTCTGACAATCTTAAACGGCGGCTTTTCCGCTGTGCTGTCTGTTATCTCGGTACGCTTGCCATTTACGATTTGCTCCCACTTGATGTTAGCCAAATCCTTGTTAACTTCTCCTGCCGCTAAAACCTCGTCTTTGTCTATTCGGCTGATTCTTGGTTGAATAATCAGATTTACCAAAGTGTAATCAGGTGTGTATGTGTTAGCGTCTGCATCATAATTTTGGGTATCGGGTACGCCGTCATTATTCACCAAAGCAATGTTTAGTTGCAGTGGTTTAAAGTTGAAATCAAATCTTTTTGTCTTCATAACTTCGCTATGTTTAAATTAATACTCGTAACTGACTGCCGCCGTTGCTGCTTCGTTGCCCATACCATTGCGCAAAGTAACGGTAGCTGTAAAGCGTATAACTTTAGGCATATAGCCGTTAAAGTCCATGTCCTCGGCTGTAAGGTGCAAAGACTTTCCGGTATTGGCGTGGCGCAAACTCCAAACATTGTCGCTTGCCGTTCTCTCGTTTCCCTCTGCGTCCTCGCTGTATCTCGTCCACATTACGTCTGCGTCCAAAATATCATCTGTGATATTCATATTATACAGGGTCGCCACGATGGTTAGC